GGCCAGGTAGTCATCATGTTAGAACTCCTGTGTTTCCCAGCCGCCACCTAACTTTTTAGCAATCGGAAAGATCGCCACAAATCGAATCGGAAATAACTCGGAAGCGACTTTGATTTTCACTTTGGCATCTGATTGAAACACGATCTTTGCTCACTTTACTTCCCGACATTCATTAATTCTCTAGCTATTTGCGAAACCCTAACCGTTGAAATATTAAACTCGCTTGCAATAAGCTTTGTTCTAATCCCACTTATAATTCTTGACTCAACATCTAATCTACTAGATGTAGTTAGTTTTGATTTTGGATTCTTTGTTCCACTCCAATCATTGACATTTACAGTCCTTCCTCTTGAAGAGGCATCACGCATATTTTGTGTACGAGTTCCATAAGACAAATGATCAGGATTAACGCATGATGGGTTATCACAAGAATGTAATGTATCCAATTCGTTCTCTAACTCACATCCTTTAAACAAAACCAATGAAACTCTATGAGCGTAACGCATACCACCATTGTAATAGAATCGTCCATAACCCTTCTTTGTTTTTTGTCCATGCCATATCCAACATCCAGGAGACTTAACAAACCTAGATGTAAATCTATTTAAAGCTAAAAGACGAAGCTTACATTCATTGTCCATTTAAAACTCCTCGATTCTCCAACCACCGCCTTCTTTCTTAGAAACTGCATACACGGCAATAAATCGAAAAGGATAGAGTTCAGCCGCGATACGTATTTTTTCTTTCGCCCCATCTCTCCATATAGACTTAGTTTCGTGCATCTCTATCTCGCCATTCGCCAGTAACACACAGAAATCTGGTGTATAAAAACAGTTATCAGCTAAACGAAACTTCATTCCTTCAAACTTATACCATTGAATCTCGCCCGCTTGTTTGAGTAATTCCAAGTGTGCTTCATAAGCTTGTTCGAGCTTATTGCGTTCACCAGACTTCATTCGGCCCAAGGCGAGAAACTTCTTGTTCATGCCGATTCCCAACCATGAAAGGGCAGGAAATCCGTGGTCTTCTCAAACTCGTTCACTTCAGAAGGCGTTAACACAAACGATGAAGCGCTACCATCATCATCCAACATCGGTTCTGCCTTAATCCGTTCGAT